GGGCATTGATCGTTTGAGGCCGAGTAGCAAAATGGTTATGCAGCGGATTGCAAATCCGCCTACGCCGGTTCGATTCCGACCTCGGCCTCCACTCTTAAAGCCCCGTAGATCAATGGTCTACGGGGTTTTTTATTGCCTGCGATTTACAATCCGTTCCGCAACTTTAGAGAGTCGTTCCGCAACCTCTTCCAGTTTGCACCTCGGTTCATAGCTATCTCGGGTCCGGTGACACTCTAGTAGCGGCTTGATTGTGTAGTGGCGTAGACGCATCATTGGCTGGCAATGGGAGGCGGTTGCAGCCATCCCTCTTACCCATCGAAAAATTAGAGGGACCTAATGAAGCTGCTCGACGACACAATTGATTTACTAAGCGACGCAAGTCAACCACTTGCTAATTCATTTTTTAAGGCACAAGTAATTGCGCATAAGCTACAAGATAAGCAGTTTGAAAAATGGGTAAGAAACGAGATAAAGGGTTATGAAAGCGAGGCGGATGTACCGGCGTACCGAGTTGTGAACTTAACTCCATACGGCCACGTTGAAAACCGTGCGAAGCGTTATAATAATTTCAAACTGCCGGTAAGCGGCATGCCGCAAGAAGTGCGATCTCAGTATCTGGTATATCGGCATACGCAGAGTATCGCTGTTATAGAGGGTTTCGCGAGGGACAGCGATAAGATTAGCATAAGCATAGATCCTATTATTTATCCATTTTTGATGGATGGCATCGATCCTTCCTATTCAATAACCAGCGCTTGGGGGAAGCCTCCGGCAGGGGCTTTTGCGCAAATATTAAATGAGGCTAGATCTAGATTGCTAGACTTGCTGTTAAACCTTCAGAGTCTTTTACCTGAGGGAGACAAAGAAACTGATGTAAAACTTATATCTAAAGTCCAAGGATTAAATGACATGTTTAAAGGTGCTGTATTTGGGCATGGCGCAAATATCAGCCTGGCGATTGGGGAAGGTAATCAGGCATCCCATAATAAAACGTCGGTTGCACTTGGCGATACAAAGTCACTGGTTAGTGAACTGAAAAAGCACAAGGTTTCAAAAGAGGATATTGCGGCATTACGTGTCGCGATTAAAAGTGATGTGAAAAGCGCTGGGCCCAGTCCGCAAAGCTTTGGGCCGGGAGTTAGTAGTTGGCTGGGAGGGATGATCTCTAAGGCAGGAACTCCAGCCTGGGAGATTCCCTCCCAGGTCGGCGCAGGCTTGTTGATTGGCGCCCTGTCTAAATTCTTTGGGATGTCATGAGATTTTCCGGGTCGAATCACTTTGTAGGCATGACGATCTCACCGATTCGCCGATAAACTTTCTTGGTCATTTCCTCTGTAGAGTGTCCAAGTAGGCGGCTGGCGTGTGTCAGCTCGATCTCGCTCGCGGCTTTCGGGCGGATGTCCTTGAACTGGAACTGGCGAATCAGCACTGCCAGAGCAGGGTCACCGTCGGCACCGGCTTTGATGGCAGCCTTCTCGCGAGCTTCGTCCCAGCGATTGCGCAGCATCTGCTGGCTCATCCTTAGGCCGGATGTGTTGGTGATCAGCCTCGATGTTTTTATGCCGCTGAGGGCTCGGCGTTCCTGCAGATCATTGATAAAGGCACTCAGTCCGGACTGAACACCTTCGTCCTCCAGGCGTAGGCGAAGTTTCTTCGCAGTCTTGCCCTGTTTGACCATTAGGAACTCGGCGTTTAAATCAGTGGTGGCCACTTTCAACACGTCGGCGGGGCGCTGACCGGTCAAGTAGGCGAGGTCCATCGCATCCTTGAGTTCCTGCACTGCTGCGTCATACACGGCATTCCACACGATATCGCCGGCGTAATAGTCCCGTGGGGTCTCCTTGTTGCGGCGCACACCGAAGCAAGGGTTGGCGTTGTTGGTCAGGCCCCACTCGCGGGCAATCGTGAACATGTGCGACAGCAGCGCGATTTCCCGATTCCCCCGGACCTTTGCTGTCCTGGCGTCCCGGTACTGCGCTACCACCTGGGGTGTTATCGAATCAATAGGGGCATTCTCAAACGCTTTCCTAAGCCGGCTGGTCTACCACCGTCGAGTGCAACGGCGGCAAAAAGGGCAAGGCTAAGGCCAAGGGCAAGAAAACGAAGAAAGCCGCTAAGCCCGTCAAAGTCGTCAGCCTGGCGTAGCGGTCGAGCACCACAAACCCCGCCAAGTGCGGGCTACTCATTTTAGGAGCTTGTATGCCCATCACCCAGCAGCAGTTGCTGCAGATCCTCCCGAACGCCGGCCGCCAAGCCGGCGTTTTTGTATCCGCCCTAAACGCGGCCATGGCGAATCGAAAGATCGACACACCGAAGCGCCAGGCGGCATTCCTTGCCCAGGTCGGCCACGAGTCCGGCCAGTTGCAGTACGTGCGTGAACTGGGGAGTGGTCAATACCTCAGCAAGTACGACACCGGCGCGCTTGCGGCCAAGCTGGGGAACACGCCTGCAGCCGACGGTGACGGCCAACGCTATCGGGGTCGCGGGCTGATCCAGATCACCGGCCACGACAACTACCTACGCTGCAGCTTGGCATTGTTCGGCGATGAGCGATTGCTTGGCACGCCTGAGCTGCTCGAGCAGCCGCAGTGGGCGGCAGAGTCAGCTGCGTGGTTCTGGTCGGTAAATGGGCTGAACGCGCTCGCCGATCAAGAGCAATTCAACACCATCACCCGCCGGATCAACGGCGGGCTCAACGGCCTGGAAGATCGGCTGCAGCTCTGGGGCAGAGCGAGGGCAGTGTTATGCGTCCCGTCGACCTGATCCCTGGGCAGTTCCGTATCGCTACCGTTGGCTTGTTGCTGGTGATGTTGGCGGTCGGCTCCGCTGCATTGGCCTGGACCGTTCAAGGTTGGCGTTACGGCCAGCAGTTGGAGCGCCAGGCCCGGCTACATGCGGACACCCTGAACGAGTTATCACAAGCCTCTGCCGCCCTGCAGCGTACCGAGCAGGACAAGCGCTTTGCCCTGGAGCAGCGCCTGCAGAACAAAGACCAAACCCACCATAAGGAATTGACTGATGAGCAAACGAAGCAGGCTCGTCTGCGTGATCGCCTGGCTACTGCTGATCTGCGGCTGTCAGTCGTACTCGCCGCCACCGACGCCACCAGCAACTGCTCAGTGCCAGCCACCACCGCCACCGGCCGCCTGGTTCATGGCTACACAAGAGCCCAACTTGACCCAGCGCATGCTCAACGAATTATCGGCATCACCGATGCCGGCGACCAAGGACTGATCGCCCTGCGGGCCTGTCAGGCCTACGCAAAAGAAGTCTCTACACCGAAGTAAGGCAGGATGCGTCAACATCCAAGCCCGGCCACCTTCCCCGCAGAGCGTCCCTGCAAGTCCAGCCAAGGCTCCTGCTTCGTGCACAAAGCGGAGCGAGCCTAGCACTGTTTATCCATACAGCAAAGGTCTTGCTTTATATGTCCACACCCATCATCCCTTGGATGGGCGGCAAACGCCGCCTGGCCGATCGCCTTATCCCGCTTTTCCCACCCCACGAATGCTACGTCGAGGTCTTTGCCGGCGGTGCCGCGCTCTACTTCATGCGTCCCCAGGCCGCGCCGGTTGAGGTCCTCAACGACATCAACGGCGACCTGGTGACGCTGTACCGCGTGGTACAGAACCACCTGGAAGAATTCGTGCGTCAGTTCAAATGGGCGCTCAGCTCCCGCCAGGTGTTTGAGTGGCAGAAGATGACTCGCCCTGAAACCCTCACTGACATCCAGCGTGCCGCGCGGTTCTTCTACCTGCAGCACCATGCCTTTGCCGGCAAGGTGACTGGGCAGACGTTCGGTACCGCCACCACTGGCCCCGCCATCAACCTGCTGCGGATTGAGGAGAACCTATCAGCAGCGTGGCAGCGGTTGTCCGGCACCTATGTTGAAAACCTGCCCTGGTTGGACTGCGCCGAACGCTACGACCGTGCCCACACCTTTCACTACATGGATCCACCTTACTGGCAGACCGCTGGCTATGGGGTGGATTTTCCATTTGAGAATTACGAGCGCATGGCTGATTTCATGCGGCGTTGCAAAGGGAAGGTGATGGTTAGCATCAACGATCATCCGGATATTCGGCGGGTGTTTGATGGCTTTCATTTTGAGACCGTGGACATTCGGTACAGCACGGCCAATCAGCGACAGGGGAGGTCCGAGGTTCGCGGTGAATTGGTGATCATGAACTGGGAGTCGGCTGCTTTGGGAGGGCTGTTCTGAGTGTCGCTAGCATTTTCCGTGAACACTAGGCGGGGCTTGCTGATACCCTTGTCAGGAGGCCACGGCCTGACTCTCTCCAGATCCAGCACGATTCCCGTGCAATCCTGACAGAGAGCCCGTATGACACTCCGCCGTGCTACTTCCCTTCGCCCTGGACAATTCAAGCACCTGATCCGCGTTGCGTCCGTCACTGGCCGTCTGCCGGAGCGTGACGTGATGCTGTTGTGGCTCACTCACACCACCGGCATTCGCGTCACCGAACTGGCCTTGCTGGAGATTGGCGACGTGCTCTATCCCAGCGGTGCTATCAAGCCCGAGGTGTATTTGCGAGCAGACATCACCAAAGGCTGCCGCCCGCGCAATGTGTACCTTACACATGCCCGATGCCTTGCCGCGCTCTATGCGTGGTTGGTGGTCCGGTATCAGCGCCGTTGGGGGCTTTCTGGTGCGGATGAGTACCGAGGGTTTCGCCCAGATTCAAAGCTGGTCATGACCCACAAAGGGCAAGCCTTTGAGTTGGCTTTCAAACATCGCCAGTTAGACAGCGGGCCGGTGACCTACCGCGCCTGTGATGCGCTGCAACAGACAATCACCAGGCTCTACCGCCAGGCGGGTATCAAGCAGGGCTCATCCCATAGCGGGAGGCGGTCATTGGCGGCAAAGGTACTGGCCGCAACGGGAGATGTTGAGACGGTGCAAACCATCCTTGGCCATGCTTATCTCGATCACAGCAAACCGTATTTAAGCGTTGACCAGACTGTGATACGCCGAGCGTTTGAGATTGCACTTTAGTCGGCTATCGATGGCGTCAGAGCCTGTGCACGGTAGGGGGTACACACGTTCAAAGAAATTCCTACTGGACATTTAATTTACAAACTTTAGTAAGTCTAGTAATGTTTATAAAACTACTAGGCAAATTATTGGTGATTTTTTGAAAATTCCTACGCATTTGAAGCATATACCGCTCATAAATCTTGAAAATTACGACGAAATTGATGGCCCGCATGCGAAAAAATCGGATGCTAAAGGTTTGTCGGTTGGCATTGCACAGTGGAATGGGGCTGGAGAGGCCGAAATATCCGCCAAGGTTTGGCGGCACACCGGCGATGAAAAAGAGGGGAAATGGTCAAGGCAGTCAGAAGAGCTTCCGGTGCATCGAGTTTTCGATCTTGCAACGCTTGTATGTAGCGCAATGCAGTACTCGGCTAATGGTGACCAGCTGCCAACCACCAGCGGTTTCAATGTGTCTCTTGCAGATGGTGATGCGGACAGAGCGCGGCTCGTAGGTGTAATGAAGGAACAGTTCGCGGCCAACAAAAAGCATCTTGATGTGAGTCTGGATCGGCTGGTAGAAGCGTTGAGAAAGCTTGGGAAGATTTAAAAAGGGTCGGACATCTGTCCACTGGTTTTCATATTCAGGAAATCGCGGTACCGCCCAAGCCCAGCCCATGTTGGGCTGGGGCCGTAAAGGGGGACGCACGTTGTGTACCCCAATTCAAGGAGAGAAATGTGAAGTACAGCATCGACTATCAGCAACTGCACGCAGGCCATCAGCGCCCTTCGGATGACGGAGATGTCGTCGGCGTAGAGTTTGAAAGTGAATCGGGTTTCGCTCTCATACCCAACGTTGGGGATTTCGTGCATGTCCCTGCCATGGAGGGGCATGTCAGCGTGAAAGGTGTCGTTAAGACGCGTCTCTTCAGCTACACCCGCGTTGGAGAACAACTTTTCTGCGGCATCAATATCGTTGTTGAAGAACGTGACGACATAAACTGGGGCGTTCTGATCAAGGAGTGATTCGGCACGCCTTGCTTAGGCGGGGCCTGACGAGAGCCGATTCAGCGAGTCGGCTACCGACAGTCACAGTCACAATGGAAAAGTTGACCGATGACCGCGACAGTTGAGCAGCGCCCGTGGCGCGAAGTTGTACATATCGAACACACGACTGGATCGCGTGGTGGCGAGGTTTGGTTCCTCACCCTGGAGTGCGGCCACCACAAAGCTGTACCAATCCCGCCTTTCCGTTTGCACCGAATGAGCGTGCTTCGCGAGGCTCCAAAGCGCTGCCGATGCTTGAGTTGCCAAACAGATACGAATGGATAGGAAAAGAAGATGCTGGACCGTGACGCTGAAGTGAAATTGCCGGTCATCGACGGCCCTTGTAAAGGGCAACGAATGGCTCGACCAGGGGAGCAGTTCACCTTCGAAGTGACCAGCGGTTTAAGCAAAACGAAGTCTCACGTCACCTACTGCTTGCGTAGCCATCGGCTAATTGGCCTGGTGTGGGCTTTGCCTTCCAACAAAACCGTGACCCAGTAGGAAAAGTCGCTCAGCTACTGCACCCCAAGCCCTGGCCAAAAACTAGGGCTGAGGACGTAAAGGGACACGGTTTTCGCGTCCGTAAAGCAACGGAGTCATGACGCATGAACGAAAAGAACCACGGATTGATCATCGAGGGCTTTTTACAAGGCTCGTATAACTGAATGTTCGACAACAAAATTGAAGTTAGGCACCACCCGCTTACCGGTTGGGCACAGGCTACGGTGTCCGGTAGCGAGAGTAACTTCGCAGCCACCAAGGACAATGTGCTGCGCACTTTCGAAGGTGTGACACACACGCTGTACACGGCTGGAAATAATGATGATTTGCTCAACGAACTCAGCGAGTTCAAAGCTCGTGCTGAAGAGAGCGAGAGCATTGTAGAGCTGGGCATTGCAATCGACGAAGCACGACCTGTCCTGGATCGTGCATTTGCGCGTCCCGTGCCTAGCGAACAAGAAAACGAATAGTTCCGGGAAAAGTTCCACCGCACCACCAGCCCGCGAGTCGGGAATAAACGCTGTGCATGGGGATAGTCATTGAACGCTTTACCAATGCAGCTAAGACATGAAGGAGTAGCTGCTATGCCAGCGCTGAAGCCATTTGATAAATCGTCACACCAGTTGCTGTATCTGATCTATGGCGACCAGGACGTATACCGGTACGAAGCTAAATTTAGCATTCTCACCGCACTGTCCCAGCTAGCACCCGGCGAGTCACTCTGTATTAGAGTGATGACGGATCGGCCAGATGATTATGCAGGCTGGCCCGTCGATACCATTCTCTTGAACGAGCAGACCATGAGCGCCTGGAAGGGCGAACACGGCTATACCCACCGCCGTAAAGCCTGCGCAATCGCGCATGGCTTAAAACTGGCTGAGAAAACACTTTTTGCTGACACCGACACGATTTTTTTGGAGTCGCCCCATCGCGTTTTGGATTTGATAGGGTCGGGTCGATATGTGATGGATTGCTTTGAGTACGACTGGAGCTACGTCTGTGAGCGCGTAGATTACCGAAAGCTGGGCGGTGATTTGAAAGCACATGGCGTAACGCCGGAAAGCAAATTCAAGCTTTATAACAGCGGTCTATGTGGGGTGACCGATAGCGATACGCCGTTACTTGAAGGATCCATACGACTGATTGATGAGTGGACGCGTGATTCATTCGATATCCATACGATCGAACAAATTGCGCTGTCGTTTATGATGCGCGACAAATCTATTAAGGAAGGGCAGAAATATGTACACCACTATTTCGCTGAAAAGCGCTTTTTCCATGCGATGCATCACCACTTCTTCAATCAACATGGTGAGCAGTTCCGCTCCGAACTTGTAACGCTCAGCCTGGGGGTACCACGCACTAAACCCGTACCGTCCCCCTGGCAACGGTTGCAGATCAAGTGGAAGCTCCGTAACACGCACAAGGACTTTAAAAAGGTCGGTCGAGATCTGCTTTATGGGAGTGCCGTCCCGGATCATCCTTATTACGAAGTATGCCGGCATGAATGGTGGGAGGCGGCCTCCAGAGAGATTTTGCGCTGGGATGATGCCAACCAACAGCGGTTC